CCTACCGGTGCTCAAGACGCTTATGCCGCTAATGCTAAGGTAAGTCACAATGGTCAGCATTGGATTAATACCTTCGGCGACGGTAATGTTTGGGAACCCGGCGTTTACGGATGGGAGGCTGCTGAATAATGGGCGATACTTTAAAAATTTTCGGCTCTGAGTATGCTAATGTCAAGAGTTTTAAAGTAAAGGATGCTTCAGGAGCTACTAAGACTTATTATCGGCCCGAGGGCACGAAAACAATCAATCAAAATGGAAATGGGATTGATGTTGCAGCCTACGAAACGGTTGATGTAAATGTTTCCGGTGGCGGATCTCCGATTTTACAATCCAAGTCGGTAGTTCCAACTGAGGCCGAGCAGACTGTCACTCCTGACGCGGGATATGACGGTTTGAGCTCTGTAGAAGTCGAGGCTATTCAGACGCAGACCAAGAACGCTACGCCAACTGAATCTGCGCAGACAATAACGCCGGATACCGGGAAGTATTTGAAGAGCGTCGCTGTTGGGGCCGTTAGCAGCACCTACGTAGGCTCTGGTATTGATCGAAACGACGCAAGCGATCTAACTGTGTCTGGGGCTTCTGTTACAGTTCCAGCAGGTTTTTATGCTGAAGATGCAAGTAAAGCCGTCGCAATCGGATCTGCCGCAACTCCAGCGACATCAATTACAGCGAATCCGAGCATCAGCGTTTCTTCGTCCGGCCTTATCACAGCAAGTGTGAGCGAAAGTGAAAGTATTACACCGACAGTTTCCCCAGGTTATGTGTCTTCAGGAACGGCCGGTACGGCATCTGTCAGCGGCTCCAAGACGCAACAACTTGAAACGCAGGCAGCCATAACAATCACACCGACAAAGTCTCAGCGGACAGTTGGTGCTGCCGGGAAGTACATGCTCGGAGCCGTGACAGTGAATGCTATCCCGTCCCAATATCAGGACGTCAGCGCGGTTAACGCTGCCGCCGGAGATGTTGTCAGTGGAAAAAAGATCGTCGCTGCCGACGGTACAGAGATCATAGGTTCGCTTGTGATTCAGCATTACTATGTCTCGACTTCTGAGCCGACTGCTTCTGACGGCGCTGATGGTGACATCTGGCTTGTGACTGGAGCGTGATGATATGGCAACGATCAGATTAGTACCGAGCATTTTCTATAACCAGGCTGGTACATCCTACCTCACCGTTTCCAATCAGAACAACGCTCTGACGAATACGGACAGCACGACCTATGCCACTGTCGATAATACCTATGCTTCGACGACAAACAGGTATATTTATCTTCAAGGATTTAATTTTGATGACATTCCGGCGAACGCTGTTATTAATTCGTTTTCCATTAAGCTGAAGGCGAATGAATCCGGCGGCTCTACATCATCAAGCTATCGACCTGTTTTGTGCAAAGGTACAGCAACTTATAGTAACGCCTATTGTAATGCAATAACAACAAGCACCACGGTACATGAATTTGAGTTTACTCAAGATTTTGCGACTTTCCGAGATGACGGGGACGAGTTCGGTATCCGAATCAACTGCCGAAGAGGCTCGCGAAATACAGCGGCGTCGTTTTATATTTACGGTGCTGAAATCGAAGTCGACTACACAGTACCGAATCCTCGCACAGTAACATCTTCCCTCAACGGCGATGGAACGATTTCGCCGGATGGTGTGACGAATACATTTGAAGGTGCGGAATACACTCTTACAATCACTCCGACGAACCAGGATGATCCAGTCACTGTGACACGCAATGGAACAGATGTTACGGACCAAGTTGTTGCACATGGGACAGGCGGGTCTACTTCTTCCGCGCCTGATAATGTGACGACGAGTGGTATTCAGAGCGGCTCTTCCTATGCCGAATACGCGGTTGGACATACGGCCGAGTCTCCATCCAGTTCCGGAACATCGAGTAATATGTATGCAAGCAGCAGCTCTACCGGGTATGCTGCTTATTCTTTTGACTTCTCTGCGATTCCAAGCAACGCGACGATCGAAGGTATTGAAGTACGCTGCTACGGGCACAGAGAGTCTTCGACGATCAGTTCGACCTATGTATCACAGTGCGTGCTTTATAGTGGGAGTACAGCTATCAGCGACGAAGTAGATTTTCCGTCAACGTCGAACAGTATTATCACTCTGACTCCAACGACGCTTCCTACGAGAGCCCAACTTGACGATGTCGTGGTTCGGCACTATGTCGGATATTACGGCGGTCTGGTGCTCGGTATTACGTTCGAAGTTACGTATTCAACGGGAACCGGAATTGATCATTATACCTATTCGTTTACAGTCACCGGCGATGCCGTTCTGGCCGTTACAATTGGAAATGTGCAGACAGATGCACTGTATGTGAAATTCGGTGCGAGCACAGAGCTTACTTCAACAAGTTTTTCCGATGTGTCCGGTTCATTACCTTGGGACTTATCGATGCTTGAAACGGGAAGCAGTTACCATATCAGCGGCTATGTTATGGCGTATGCGGCGAGAGTTGGCTATTCGTCCTTTGACGATGATTTTGTTTGGAACCCGCCCGTTACGATTGATAAAGAAGCTTTCGGGATTACGTTAAATACATCGAGTATTAGTTTTGACAGTCATGTAGAGTCTGCTCCATATGGCTCGTTGACCATTTCCATGGCTTCTAGATGGCACAAGGCTATAAAAGCTTTCAAGAAAATAAACGGCTCGTGGGTTGAACAGACCGATCTCACGAATGTATTTCAAAATGGAATTAATTATGTGAAAGGAGTGGTGTAAATGGCGTTTTCAAAAGTAATCTTAAATGGCACTACTCTGATGGATGTAACACAGGATACAGTCACTTCTGATACTTTAAAAACTGGCAGCACGGCAACTGCGGCGAACGGAGAAAAAATCACAGGCGTTATGCAGGCCGGTCGCCCCTTTGATAAGAACGCAGATATCTGTTTCTGGGATTATGATGGAACGCCGGTTTATAGCTGTTCTTTCGCTGAAATTCAGGAGATGGATTCTCTACCGGATGCACCCGATCACAGTCAGGACGAAGTGCCGCTTCAATTTGATTGCTGGAATTGGAGTCTTGCCGATTTAAAGGCTTTGGATTATCCAATGGATGTCGGAGCCTGCTACGAAACAGTTGACGGCAAAATGCACTGGTATTATCGTTTGACGAACCATACTGGTCTGACTTGCAGTTTCACAACCTCCTACACCAATGATGTAATCATCGACTGGGGAGATGGAAGTGAACCGGAGCACTGGGGCAGCCAGACCGATAACGGAGCGAATCCAACGCATACTTATTCAGCGCCAGGAACGTATCATTGTACATGGGAAGGATCGGGGAGACCTTCCTCTCAGATGCGCACAGAAGGTAATAACGCTCTAGTTGGTACTTTCTATTGTGGATCACAGAATAGCGCTTATTGGCTTGGAAGTTATTGGCAAAATACATTCAATGCTTGTAATGTTGAAGCTTTGGTCGGATTTAAAAGGACAGTTCTCGCGGTCAATTCCTATTATCTAAAAGCTTACATTCAATATGCGAACTTACCGTCTGGCGACACGGCATCAAGTAATCTATGCCAAAGTGCTAGATCGTTGCGATTGATTAGTTTTCCAAATGTCACATATGCAGCAAACTCCTACTTCTGTTCTGGTTCGGCCATTGAACGTTGGCGCAGGCCGTCTGGTGTTTCGCATGATCGATTGACATGCTCTGGAGCAAAAGATCTTACTTTTTGGAATAGCGAAGCTAGTGGCGGCAGTGCACTGAATTCATGCACGTCGCTTAGAAGAGTTGTAATCATAGGCACAATCGGTTCTGGCTCGTTTCAAAATGCCCCCATCGAGGAAATCTGGTGCGGGCTCGACGAACCGCCAACGCTTACAAATGCCAATTCTTTTGCCAGTATAAGCCCAAGTGCACTAATCCATGTAAAAGCTTCTGCTCTTACAGCGTTTCAGGAAGCTACAAACTGGTCGACTTACGCTGACTATATGGTCGGTGACTGGAACTGCAATCCGGATCGATGAAAGTGAGAGGTAACAGTATGCTTATTACAGAAACATTTTATATTGGTTCGCGAGAATTCATTAGAACGCGATCTGATGCAGGAAAATATGTTGTTCGAAATGGCGTTTCTTACACTGAGGCTTGTGATCCGGCAGAATTCCAGCGTCAATATGAGGAAGGCGAATTAATTCCTGATATGGAACCTTCTTTGATAGAAAAAGCCCAAGCTTATGACATATTAACGGGGGTGAACGAATGACATTAACAGAAAAAGCGACGATTCTGAGGAGCTATATTGAAAAAGCTTCTTTATATTTATCCGACGATGATGCTTTAGCTGCCGTCGAGCTCTTCCCCCGGTGGAAGTCGGATACTTATTATAAAAAAGAAGCAGGAAAAGATATTCGGGTTCGCGATCCCGAAGATGGCTTGCTCTATAAGTTAATTCCCGATGAGCACACGTCGCAAAGTGATTGGCCTCCTCATCTTGTTCCGGCGATCTGGACTCGAGTCGATGAGCCTGGTGAAGAGTGGCCTGAATGGAGACAGCCTACCGGTGCTCAAGACGCTTATGCCGCTAATGCTAAGGTAAGTCACAATGGTCAGC